CGACGCGATACTGCTCGGGGAGTAGCGGTCACCGACGTACTGCGCCTGATAGACGAACCCGTTCGCGCCGGGATTGACAACCACCGCCTGGCCGGCGACCGGGCTGCCAACCAAATCTGTGGCACCCAGGAGGGTGAAACTGCCGACAACACCCGGGGTGCCTTCGTGCAGGGAAAGGCTCGCCTGGTAGACGCCGGGGCTGATCTCGGTGAATGATCCCGATGCCGGGGTGGGGTCGCTGTAGGCGAGGGGAGTCACCAAGATGGGGGCGGCGAGGGAGGCGGAGTCGCCTGGCGCGCCTTGCGCGATGGCCGGGAAGTTACCGAGGCTGCCGAAGGGAGGCGCCACCGCGATGAACAAATTCGACGACGGATCCCAGACGACCGGAACCCTGAACCTGGCCGTCTGCAGCTCAATGAAAGGGACGCCGTCGACGGTGATGGGAATCCACGTATCCATCAAAGGAGTCCCACTGTTGCTGGATGCCTGAGCGATGGTGAGCGCCGCATTCATGCTGCCGTGGTGAATATCCGACTCAGTAGGTGCTTCGGTGAGGGTGAGCGCGGCACTGTTGGTGTAGTTACCTCGGCCGGCCGTCGCTGGTGCTTCGGTGATCGTGGTGGCGGCATCACCGGTGAATGCAGGCATGGTTTCCTAGTTCATAACAGTCATAACAGTCATGACGATTGTGGGCTGAGGGTTAAGACATTTATGGCTTCGAACGCTCCGGTCAGGAACCGTTGGTGTTTGGCGAGTGGGCTTTCTTTGGCTTTGCCGTCGCCGACCTGGATCATCAAATCCCTGGTTTTTTGGTCGATTTTGAACATCACGTTTTCGATGTAGTCGGTGTATAGGCGGGTGCGACCCAGGTAGAGAATGGAAACCAGGCCGCCGCGGAATATGTCCTTGCCGAGTGTGTAGACTTCGCCGTTGCGGAATGTGGCTTGCGCGCACACCCAACCACGGCTATCCCACAACGCGTTCACAAAGGCGAACAAAGTCTCGATATTATAAGGAGCACTGGCGGTGGCGTGCATTACTTCGATGCCGGGATGGTAGGGGCCGACTTGGTTTCGCCGCTGGTAGAATTCGACGAGCTCGAATGCGAGGAACGAATTGTTCAGGAACCCCGATAAAAGGTCGGACGGGATACCTGTAAAGCCTATTAGTATTGAAATGCTGTCTATTATCCATGGGTCTCCAGCTGAACGTCGCATTCATCAGATCGTTCAGCCATTGTGGGGACCTCCCTCCTATAATGTGCTGCCAGCCTTTGGGCGTATGGCTGGTGATTTTGCACGTTTCAACAGAGCCCTTTTGCCCCGGTTCGGGGGCGATGATCACCGCCCACGGCGGCGTGAAGTCCACACCCAGGGGGGGGGCTTCGTAGGTGCCGATCATGCCGGGTACTTTTTGGATGGTGCCCGCGATGGAGAGTCCGAAGCTGCCGCCCAGGTCGACGACGGTGCGGGCCACCGAATCCAGCACAGTCCCGGTGGGTCCCGAGATTTGGGAGCGGTCTTTGACGGTGACGACGTAGCTGGGTTGGTGCAGCGTCATGAAGGGGATGGTTTCGGTCCAGTGGTCGGGCTGTGGGTCGCCGGGTAGCCACAAATCGACTCGGACGTCGATGCCGTAAGCCCTCGTGATGTCTTTGATGACCGCCCCGCACGATTCGAAGCGGACGGTGCGGCAAATGAGGGGTGATGTGTCGAGAAAGGGGTTGGTGAACGACACGTAGACCGGGGTTTTCAGGACCTCGAAAATGTTGCCGTTCGATTGCCGTAGGGTTCCGAACCAGGCGGCGATATCGGGATTTAAGGACAGGGCGTTGTTGACGAATTCCCACAGCCCGGACTGGATTCTTAGGGATTGCTCGGCGATCATGTTTTCGATGACGGTGACAATCGCCCACAAAAACACGGCGTAGGAAATCACCTGGGCTTGTATGGGGAGCAGGCTGTCCGCCCAGATGACCAAATAGTTGAGTATGTCCCAGATGCCTAGTAGGTGTGCGGTGCCGCTCCATTCGCCTTTTTCGCTCATGTCGTAGTCGAATGTGTCGACGTAGTAGGCGAAGCGTTGGCCTTCGGTTTCGAGGGTGACGCCGACCATGGTTTCTTTGCAGTTGAGCATGGTGTCGATGAGCGGGCTGGACCCTTTGAGTTTCAAAGTTGCGGAGGGAAGGTTGTTGCGGGGGTCGGTGCCGCTCATTTCCATCAGGTCGTCGCCGACAGCGGCGATCGGCCGCCACAGCTGGTCGTAGACGGTGATGATCCATTCGGGGTCGATGGCGTCGACGGTGTCGGCGAGTTGGTCGGCGGCGTCGGCGCGGGCCTGCCAGGTTCCGTTGAGGAGTTGCTGGTTGAGGTCGCTGATAGATGTCATGGGCTTGGTGTCAATACGGAAGACGTCTTAATGGAATTCCTGAGGCGACGATCGCCGAATTGGCGTTGCCGTTCTGGATGGCGACGGCGGTGTGGTAGGTGGGTGCCGGGCCGCCGGCCGGTTTGGGGGGGATGGCGGCGTTGTCGGAGAACCGGCCGTTGAGGAGGCTGTAAAGGTTGCCTTGGGGTGGTGTGACGCCGAACAAGGATTCGATCGACCGCAACGCCTGCGGAAGGTTGCCGGCGGTCGCAAAGCTGATGAACTCGTTGATGGCGGTCTGCCAGGTGACTTTCTCTTGCGGTGACGGCGGGGTTGAGGTGAGGTCGACGACGCCGCGTTTGCGGGGGTCGGTGCGGACCTGGACGATCTGATTTGGGAGTAGCGGCCCGAACGTGACGTAGCTGGTGGAGCCGGGGCCGTCAGCGAAAATAAACTCCCCGGGCCCGTAGCAGGTGTAGGTGTCGAACATGGGCTGGTCCCCGATGTTGACCCGGGGTAGGAAGGTGGATCCGGAGCCGGGGGGGACTTGGAGGTAGGCGACGTTGGCGTCCGAGCGCCAGAACGCGTTGTAGGCTCTGGCGGGCCACACAAATTTTTGTTTGTTGGTGTTGCCGAGGCCGCCTGTGAACATGTCGGCGGGTTGTTTCGCCCATTGGATTGCCGCCCACCAGGTGCCCATTTCTTGTGACCAGAAGCCGAGGGTGCCTGGGGTTTTGGCGTCCCAGGCGGCGACCCAGTCGCGGACGACTTGGCGGGTGTAGATGGGGTTGCGGCCGTGGATGCGGACCGTGAGGTCGGCGTCGAGGGGATCATACAGGCTGGTGATGTAGCTGGAGCCGTCTTGGGTGGCGCCTTTTTGCTCGATGTTCTGCCAGGGCGGAATCAATCCTTTGAGGTCGGTGATGGTGACGCATTCGGGTGCGGTGCGTTGTGGGATGGCGGGGCCGCCGAGCAGGTTGAATAGGACGGTTTGGTCGGGGGATTGGTAGTAGACGTAGGGCAGTCGGTCGGTGATGAGGTAGTAGGCGCCGGCTGGGGTGATAGGCCCGGTGGGATAGCGGACGAGTGGGGTTGTCACCTAGGGCCTCGGGGGCGAGTCATTCATTGGGGAGAACTCCTTGACGTACCTACACGTGTGGGTACACACTTGGGTAATGCCGCCTAGAGGGACGACGTTGCGTAACGTCCGCATCGACGATGAACTGTGGTCGGCCGCGAAGGCGAAGGCCACCGCTGAGGAGCGGACTGTTTCTGAGGTTGTGCGGGAACTGCTGGCCAGTTGGGTTGGGCAGCCATGAATGACACAGAACCCGCCGAGACCACGACGGCGACCGCCATCCCGGCTGACGACGCGACAGGGATCGTCACGCAGGCCGGCGTCCAACTGGACCAGCTGGCCTACTCGGAGGAGAAGCCTGGCGACGCTGACACCGAGGGGCCTGTGTCCCAGCCGTGGCGCGAAGCCTGGGCGAGTTCAGCGGTAATAGTGTTCATCGCGGCGCTGGTCGCGTTTGTGGTCGCCGTGATCGGCTGGGTTTCGACTCACACCGACGAGCACAACGTTCCTTCGCTTCCGACGGTCACGACGTCGACGTTGCCGGCCGTAATGCTCCCGCCGCTCACCGCCGCGCCCCCGCCGGCGACCTCCACTGTCACGGTTCAGGCTGCGCCGCCGCCTAGTGACCCCGACGTTGTGCCGCCCAGGGCCGATCCGCGCGATGAGGAGTTCCTGCAGCGGGTGGCCGCCACAGGAGAAGTCATCGTCACTGATCGCACGGCGGCTGTCGCCGGTGCCAAAACGGCGTGCCGCGAGCTGGACCACGGCGAGACGTACGCGCAGATCGTTGCCGAAATTCAGAGGCGCATGTCGCCGCCGCTGACGGCGGCCGGGGTGCACGACTATATCGCCGCGGTAACGGGGACGTACTGCCCGCGCTACACGAACATGCTGGACGACACGCCGGTCAACTGATCCCGCGGGTAGGTCGCGTCATCGTGCGCCTGGGGTTGGGTCGGTTTGGTGCATGTTGTGACGGGCGATGTCTTTGCCGGCGCGGTCTTCGCTGTGTTCGACGTGGTAGTGCTCGATGTGGACGGCGGGCCCAATGCTGGTGGGGGAGCCGCCCGCCTCTTTCGGCGGCATCGGCTGGCCAAGTATGGCTTCCGGGGACGGCCCGGGCGGCGGTGGGGGTTGCCCGGATGGGTTTTTCCCGGCCATGTTGGGCAACTGGGGTTGGGCGCCGGCTAGGCCGCCGCCGATCTTGGCTAGCCAACTGCCCTGCGCAAGCTTGGAGCCGCCGGTCGGCAGGAAGGTTTGTTGTAGGCCTTCGACACCGATCCCGGCCACGCTCCCGGCGTATTGGATGGCGCGTTGGGCTTCTTGCATTGCGATCTGTGCCGCTATCCCGATACCCATGGTGGCGGCGCCGGACGCTGCTCCTGCGGCCACACCGCCGCCTACCGCGGATGCTCCGCCGCCGGCGCCCATGGCGGGTGCGGCCCCGCCGATCACGGTCTTACCCGCGGAATCGGCTCCCCCGCCCGCGAGACCTCCTCCACCACCGCCGGGCAGTCCCCCGCCGAAGCCGTGCTCGGGCGCCGCACCGCCGATCGGGGTGGGGTTAATAGGCACAGGCGACGCCGGCGGCTGTTTAGGTGTGCTGCCGCCTACGCCGGGGTCCCACGGCGCGATACCGGCGTAGGCGGGTTTCGGGTCGGGCATGTCCCACGGCGCGATGTCGGAGACGTCGCCGCCCTGGCCGTAATGGCCGATCGGGCCGCCGCCCTGGAAATGCCATTTACTGGGATCGAGTGCGCTCCAGTCGGGGTGGGCTAGATGTTGATCCCAGAGCCAATGCCATCCTTTACCGACCGGGTCCCAGCCTTCCTTCCCGCCGCCTGATTTCCCGCCCCCCGATCCCGGGCCGGCGGTCTTCAGGTTCCCGTCGCCCTTATCGTGTAGGACGTCTACTGAGCCGCCGCCGTCGAATTGGCGGTTGTTGATGGCGGCCATGAATCCTGGGCCGTAGTGGTCGACAGCATCCTTTCGGATCACCCATTCGCCGCCGTGCGCGATAATCGGCACCGCCCCACCCGAGTCATACCCTTGGTAGCCCATCGGCAGGTAGGCGTGCATCGGAAACTGGGAGCTTCCGCCGCCAGCGGCACCCGGCCCGAGCGTGAACGCACTGTGTGAGCCGCCCTGTTCGGCGTTCACACCGCCCGGCAGCGTGGCGGCGGTATGACCGGACATGCCAGGCTGCGGGTTCCAGCCGACCTGGAATGACCCCGGCGGCCCCATCCCCGACTGGAACCCGTGAGACTGCAGCCAGGCGCCCTCGCTGGTGGTGTCGAAACTCACCGCCGGGGGTAAGCCGAGCGCGACGTTGGCCAGTTTGGAGACCATTCCGGAGCAGTCGTTGCGTAGCTGTGTGCTGTAGGGGGTGCCTTGCAACGATTCGGCGAACGCGTACAGCGCCCCGACGCGGTTCCCGGCCGCCCCGAACTCGGCTGGGCTGGTGGGGTTTCCGGGGTAGGACAGGCTGGGCATGCCGCCGCCGCCGTCGGCGCCTGGCATGAAGCTGGGCCCGAACGCGCCGCCCGCGGCGGCCATGCCGATCAGGCCACGGCCGGACTGTTTGCTTGCGCCGGACGCCTCCGCCACCGCCCCCAGCTGCCCCATCGCCGGCGCGAACGCCAACGCGGCAACAAACTTGACGAGATTATCGGCGATCCCCGCCAAACCCTTCGAGATCCCGAAATCCTTATCCAGCTTCACGCCGAACTCATCAAGCGCCGTAGTGTGCTTCTTCAGGCCCTCCAGCTGAGCCTGATTCAGCTCCTCCTCCGCGCGCAGCAGCTTGTTCTTGGCTTTCTGGATGTCGTCGGCGGTGGCGTTGTTGTCGTGCTCAAGCTGGTTGAGGCGGGCCTGCGCCTCCGCCACCCCGTGCCGCTTCTCCATAAGGTCTTGGGCTTTGCGGTACTGCTCGGCGGTCTCCCCCGGGTAGGGGGCGGCTCCGTACCCGGGCTCATACGGGATCTCGGGCTCCGCCGGCAGGCGGGGCCCTTTGGGGCCTTTCTTGGGTTTCTTGCCGAGGCTGTCGAGTTCGTCAATGGTGACCGGTGCGCCGCCGGGAACCCAACCACCTGTGGTCGGCTTGGGGGCTTCGAAGCCGCCACCAACCCCACCCGGCGCCCGGGGTTCCGCGGGCGCGCCCGGTACCGCCGGTGCGCCGGCGCTGCCGTGGCCGGTCATGTCCGGGTCGAGCCAGTCGAGGCCGGGAATGTGGCTGGCCCAGCGGTCAATCGGATTCTTGTATGAACCGTCCGGGCTCAGGAACCGGTCGCGGATAAACGGGATTTTCATCGACAAACCGTCGAGTGTTTTCCCTGCGATCGCCCCAATAGTGATGATTGATCCCAGACGAGTCACGATCGCCAGCAAGCCAGCCGATGCAGTGGCCCCCGCCGTCACGCCGGCCGCGCCCACCGCCTCCTCACTCGTCACCGCAGTCGCCGCCGCCGGAGGGATCAGGCCAAGCGTGGTGACGATACCTTTGAGGGCACCGGCGACGATGGTGATTCCCTTGATCGCAGCCCACGCCTCAAACCCGAACGTGATCGCATCGATCAGGCCCGGGAGCTTAGTGAGGAACCCGACGATGCCTGTGATGTCTTTGAGGACGGTCTCGATCGCGCCGATGGCCGTCGTGAACATGTTCGCCAAATCCTGCTTATGCGCATCGAGCCAGCCGATGAACTCGTCCATCTTCGACGCCACCTGATCAACCACATTCAAACCCTGCGGAGCCAGAGCAGACGCGATCGTATTCTTCACACGATCCCAGTCGTTCTCCAACGTCCGCGTCGACTTCTCCAAATCGGTCAGGTAGTCGCCGCCCACCCCGAACGCGGTAGGACCGGCCGCGATCGTCTTATTCAACTCGCCGATGATCCGCATGGCGTCTTCCGCTTTGCGGGCACCGAACACGTCGTTGGCGACAGCATCTGCAGCCGCAGTGTTCCCGGCGTCCTGGTAGGCCTTGATGCCCGCAGCAACCCTGGGTAGGAATTGGGCGAGGCTTTCGTTTTCCTTCGCCGCGTCCTTCAACGCCATCCCGAAACTCTGAACAGCCTTCTCGGGGGAACCCAGTATTTGGGCTGTCTGCGCGAACAGGTGCCCGGACTGCTCAGCGTTCAAGCCGAGATCCGTCAGGGTGGGGCCGACCTTGACCAGGCCGTCGATAACCGTGTTGAGGTTGGTGCCAGTGTCGCGGGCGCTGTTCGTCAAAGATCCCAGCACAGCATCAGCATCTGCGCCGGCAACGTGGAACTGCACCATGGCGGCCGAGAAGTTCCCGACGGCCTGCGCGCCGAGCCCGAACCGGTCGGTGAGCATCTCGAAGTCGTGGGTCAGCTTGCCGAGCGTCGCCTTGTTCTCCTCGCCCAAAAGCCCGAGCCGTTGCGCCAGGGTCGCCATATCCGTGCCCAGGGTTTTCGTCGACGTGTCGAGGGAGCCGACAAGCGCGTCAGCCTGAGACTTCAACGCCTCCAAGGCTTCGCCGCTGGCGGCGGTGTGCAACGTGATCTGCCGGTTGATCGACTCGAACGATTCGCCGATTTTGACGGCAGCATCCATGATCCCCGCGGCGGCGGCTACGGCGATGCCGCCGGCGAACGCCGTCCCCACCAGGCTGCCCGATGTGGTGGCTTTCGCCAGCATCGAACTGCTGGACATGACACCGTGGATCGAGTCGAAGTCGCCTTCACGAATCCCCCCGAGTATTCCGCTTTTCAGGTTCGCGGCGAAACCCTCCCCAGCGACAGTGCCCGACGCCTTCAACGTTTCTTCGAGTTTGCGGGCACCCAACGCCGCGGATCGTTCATCAATGGAGGTCAAAACGTCCATGACGATACTGGCCATGCGCTATTCCTCCTGTCCGGTCATGTCTGCCATCGCGAACACCGCTTCGCGGGCCTCCGTATTCTCCTCGACACCCGCCGCAGCCTCCCGCAGTTTGTAGGCCGGCAGGAACAGGCGGCCGCCCCAATCCTGCGAATCGGCGTTCGGCACCATCCCCGCCCGCAACACGGCAGTCTCGTTGGCGGCCGCGAACACCGCCTGGCGGTGCTCGGACGCCTCACCTTGGCGCATCGCGGTTTTCAACCGTCCGTCGTCGTCCATGTATTCGCACAGCTCAAGGAGTTCGTAGGAGAGCATCGTTCCCTGGTGCCAGTCGGCGATCCTGCGGTGGTGGTATTGGGACAGGTCGCTAGCTATCTCCCCCGGATAGAGGCGCCACAAGGCCATTGCCTCCCACACTTTTGGATTCGGCTGCTTCGCGGGCGGCGACCTCCAAACCTTGCTGGTTCCAGATCCGCCACACATCCCCCGCTGATTTGCCGCCGGCCCGCAGGCGCGCGTACAGGTCGGGGCCAAGCGCGGTCTGCACGACCCGCACCGAATACGGCGGCTTCACCAACTCCCCGCCCACCCGGTAGGGCACCTTCAAATTGCCCTGCTTGGTTTCGGCGGGCAGAATGATGCCGCTAGACAGCTTCTGCTCGGGGATCAGCAGGTCAGGTTCGCGGTCGTAGGTGGTGTCCACCTCAAACAGCAACTCGTCGTAGGCCTGCATTTGGTCGTCGTCGAGCATCCGCAGATTCGGGTGAGGCGGGATCTCGATCGTTTCGCCGGCGTCGAGCTCGAGGGGGGTGGGGGCGAACACGGACGCGTAGGCGAGGGCTTGTTCGCGGGCCCGCTGGGTGGGGGTTTGTGGTTGCGGCATCGGCTTTCCTTTGGTTATCGGCTGTCGAGTGGATAGGGGGTTCGGCGGCGCCAGCCGATGAGCAACACCGCCGAACCCGGCCTCGACTTTTACGGGGTGAACGGAGCAGAATTCTGCGACGTACCCACCAACGTGTTAGCGCCAGTCGCGATCACCTGCACCTCAGTCGGCACCGCAGTCAACCCAGTAATCGGAATGGTGATGTCGCCCGTGGTAGGAGTGTTCAGCTGGGGCGAACCGATAGACGCCGTCGTGAACGAGGTGTAGGGGCTGACGGCGCTCTTCACCGTGTACGTGATCGAGGCGCCGCCACCTACCGCGGCCTGGAACTGAACATCCGCAGTCGTGGTCGACGTGACGACGACCGTCGGCGCCAGACCAGGAAAGACGGGGGCGCCACTCAACGCGGCCCAGCCCGGCCCGGCAACCCACTCCGAAAACATCGCTGGAACAAGGTTATTGCCCGGCAGGACAGTCGGGTCGATGTCCACATGGTTCGGGTCCGGGAGCACCGTGAAGGTGAAAGAGTTGGCGTCGGCGGCGGTCTTGTCGCGTTTCGCGTTCCCCACATCGGTCTGCCGGCACAACGGGTAACCCTCCACCGTATAGAGGTATTGGCCGGCGACCCTCTTGGCGAACAGCAGCATGATTTGGCGGTCCACCTCGTCGGTGTCGATGGGTTTGGAGAGCACGTAGGTGAGGGTGCCGGGCAGTTCGACCAGGTTGTTGCCGTTCGTGTCGGTGAGCGGCAGGTTCATTTTCAAGCGGCGCAGCAACGGCTTAAACACCTCCACGCCGGTGAACCCGATGGTGAACGATTCGCCGGTGATGTCGGAGTCGAACGGGAAATTCGACTGAAGCACCATAGCGTCGTCATGCTTAATACCGGGCTTGCGGTCGGGGCCGCCCTTCTCGTCGGTCGCCCCCAACAGGTACCAGCCCAGGTTCGCATTCCCGTTGACCTGCCAGACACCGCCGACGCGGATCATCGCGAACAGGTCTTTTCGTAGCTGGCCGTCCTGCGCGAACGGCGAAAAATAG